TGCCTGTGCAGCCTCGATGAAGTACTGTAGTTGGAGGTCGTCAGACGACGGCGTCGACGGCATACGCAAGTGCCGCTTGACCGCCGCGAGTCCGACGAGCGCCGTAGGCCCGGCCATTCAGATGACTAGCTGTCGCTCGGGCGAGCGGGCTTGGGCGTCTCGGTCTTGGCGGTGGCCGCCTCTGCCTCGAGCTCGGCGCGCACCTTGGCCTCGACGTCGGCGCGGACCTCGTCCTCGATCTGAGAGCGGATGGTCGCCTCGATCTCGTCGCGGTCCTCGGCCGTCTCGGGGACAGCGTCGCCGTAGTCCTCGCCGAACAGGCCGACCTTGTGTCTGGCGGCCCACTCGCGCGCCTCGGCCTCGTCCACCTCGGTAAAGCCGGCGGGAAGTGTCCACGCCGAGTGCGGTTGGTCCTTGTGGCCAACCTTCATCGACTCGAGGTGGTCACGGGTGACCGAGTGGATATGGCCGCGCGGGTTGCGGATGAATGCCATGTGCGATGTCCCCTTGAGGTTGAATGGCTTATGGGTGGCCCGAGCCGAGGTGGGTAGGTGATCTCGGCTCGGGCCAGGGCGGAACGTCTTGGCTAGGCCAAGGTGACGACGGCGCAGGCGTCGCGCAGCTCGACCACGCCGTACAGGACGTCGAGCGTCACCTGAACGCCGAGAGCGTTCGGGTTGTAGCTGACGGTCTGGCGCAGAACGAGGCCCGACTCGGGGTCGCGCATGTTCATCTGCTCGACGCCGGGGTTGCCCGTCTCGGGCAGACCGCGCATACCGAGCAAGCCGAACTCGGGCGTGCCCGCGATGTTCTTGGTCGAGGCGGGCGTGCCGGCAACGACCGGGACGAGCTGCGACTGATAGAGGTCGAAGCCGTAGACCCGGCCGCTCGAGCCCTCACGCACCGCATCGGGCTGCGAGAACGCGAAGTAGGACGCGAGAGTGCTGTCACCCAAGACGGCAATCTCGTCCTTGTCCGAGAGGACCATGAACCGGCCGGCCTTGGGGGCCTTGCTGTCGTTGAGCTGCTTACGTGCCGACCGGATGGTCGATGCCGCCACGTCCGTGCCCGACGTGCCTACCGAGTGGCTGAACCCGGCGTAGAGCGCGAACAGATCGCCCTCGATCGCCTCGGCGAGCGGGATGGTGGCGTTGGTCAGGTACCGCAACATGAGGTCTTGGTTGGCCTGCGCCTTGGCCACGTCCTCGATGAGGAACGTGACTTCCTTGTGCTTGTTGAGGACGAGGTCGACCGAACTGTCGGTCGGCACCTGCGTGGTGACGTTGCTGCCGGCGGCCTTGTCGTTGGCGACGAACGTGCCCGGCACGGGGATGTGCAGGGTGTCGCCGACGGTGAACGCGGCGACGTCGGAGTCGCGCGTCACGAGCTTGGCGAGGACCACGTTGGCCCGGAGGGCCTGTAGCGCGGTCTGCGCCCAAATCTCGGGGATGAAGTTGGCCGCGACGGCCGGGGTGATGTTTGCCATGAACTACCTCGGGTGCAGGGAGGTTGGACACCGCCGCGGGCGCGGGGGCGTTAGTCGGTGATGCGGCCCTCGCGCATGGCGAGGAGGATGTCGGCCTCATGCGCGCGGTAGAACGCGGTGTCGCGTAACTGCGCGCGTGTGTAGGTGGCCGGTTTGCCGCCGGGGCGGTTGCCGAGGTCGGCATCGCCGGTCACACGGCCGGGCTTGGTGATGGCTGCGTACTTCTCGCGCAGCTTGCCGACGGCCTCGACGTCGACCTCGCCGTCCTTGACGAACTTGGCGAGGTTGAGCTCGTCGATGATGTCGACGGGCTTGTCGACGACGCCGGTGAGTGCGGCCTTGATCTCGGCGGCCACGAGCTTTTCGGCGAACTTAGCGGTGGCCGTGTTCTCGCCCTCGCTGCGTGCGTCTGCGACGGCCTTCTCTTGGTCGGACATCGCTTGCCGCTCGATCTCGGCGAGGCGCTTTTCGGCGGCCTGCCGCTTGTCTCGCTCTTTGGCCAGGTCGGCTTTGAGCGAGTCGTCGCCACCCTTGGGCTTGCCCGTCTCGGGCGTCGTCTCGGCGGGTGGTGTGGTGGTGGTTGCCGGCGATGTCGTCTCGGCGGGTGGCGTCTCGCCCTCGCCCGGCGGTGTCGTCTCGGCGGGTGGTGTGGTTGCGGTTGTTTCAGCCATCGCGGCTACCCCTTACGGGGTCTGGCCTCGCCTCGCGCGAGGTCGGGTTTAGGTGGCGGCAGGTGCCGCGGGTTGCGCTTTCGGCGCCGTCGTGCTGTCGGCGGTCGTGTCGGCCGGGTC